CAAGCAGAACATCGCCAAAGCCCGCGCGGCGCAGAAAGCCCGCCGGGCCGGGAAGACGTACGTCTCCACGAAGAAGCCGAAGGCGCGCATGCCCGGACTGGGCAGCCTGCTGATGCAACAGAACCTGAATCTTCCCGGGGCAGGTTCAGGTAAGCCGGCTGATTACCTGAACCTGCTCCCGGCCTGCGGCCTCGTCGCGGTCGCGGCCCAGCTGGAGTACGCGTTCCCGTGGCTGGCCGCGGACCCCGCGGAGGTTCTCAGCCTGCACGAGCGGCTCGGGGTTGTCAGCTTGCCTGACCTTTTCGAGGCTGTCGCAGAGGCGGGGCTGGCCGGGATGCGGCTGGACACCTGGACCCGCTGCGACGAGGACGTGCCCGTACCGGGACTGGTCTACGGCCTGACCGTGCCCGGCGGCTACCATGCCGTCGTCGCGCACCCGGCCGGGGTCCTGTCCTGGGGCGGGCTCATGCCGTGGCCGGGGCGGCCTGATGACGCCTGGCGCCTGGAATGGAGAAAGCTGTCATGACTGAAGCTGACGACGCTGATTACGAGATCCAGCCGGGCCGCCGGGGGCCTGAGCCGGACGTGCCCGCACTGCCCGCGGCTGGCATGCCGCACGTGGCCGGCGGGGTATCAGCCCGGCTCCCTGACAGCAGCGGACAGCAGCGGACAGCCGCGGACAGCGACGATGACGACGAGTTCAGCCTGCCGCCGCTGCCCGATCCGCCCCGTCCGCCCGCCAGGGCCGCCGCGCCGGAAAGCCCCGTCGCCGAGGAAAGCCCTGCAGGCGAAGAGCAGGGCACGGCCGCCCCGGACCTCGAAGCCATCTACGCCGCGGCAACAGGCATGGGCGCGGTGCAGGCCGACGTGATGGAAGCCGTCACCGCCAACCACGTGGCCTGGTACACCGCGTGGCAGGAGGCCGGCCTGACCGAGAAAAGGGCATTCGCGCTGCTCCGGGTCATGGTCCGGGAGCAGTGCCGCAGCTAGCGCGGAGCTATCCTGGCAGGGCAGCGGGCCGGACGACTCCGGACTCAGGGCGACTGGCCGTGAGCGCCCGGAACCGGGCCGGCAGGAGGAACCAATGGCATCAGTAACCATCGGCCGCGGCGGCACGGGCCCGGACAGCACGGCGCCGGAATGCCGGTGCTGCTACGCGCGTGGCGGCGGCGGCCACGGCAGCCTGTGCCCGAACACTGGCCGGCCCGAGGATTCCTGGCTCTCCGAGCCGCCCGCGCACATGGAACGGCCCGAGCGGGACTCACCGAGCCGTGGCTGACATCCCGGGCCCGGTACGCGGCGGCACCTGGATCTACTGCCGCCATCACGAGCACGCGGCGGATAGCACGCGGGACGCGCACTCCGTCTGCAGGTCCCGGTTCCGGAACCTGTCAAGGTACCGGCGGCACTGGCGCAGGCACCACGAGGCGGCCCGTGGCTGACGCTGCCCGCGCTGGGGTGCCGCTCGTCCAGCTGGACTGGTCGCTGTGGTGCGCACGCCACCTGGAGCCCTACCGCGCCCGGTGGCCGGAAGGTGCCGCCCTGGCGATGCTGGCGCTGTTCCAGGCCGCGGCGAAGATGCCCGCTGTCGTGGACGCGGCCGGCGGCCAGACAGGCAGGCTGACCCAGGCCCTGCAGCGGTTCAGGCCGCTGTGCTGCTTCGTCGGCAAGGCAGTCCTTGACGAGATCTACGCGACGACGCTCCCCGGGCGGGAGGCGGCCGGTGGCTAGGACCACGCTAACCGGGCCACTCGGCACCTTGTCGATCGAGCGCGCGATGATCCCGGTCCACTACATGACCGACATCGACGGGTCCTGGCGGTTCACCGACGCGGCCGGGCACCCGCACCACTGCGCATACGACGCCGCCGACCACTATCCGACCCTGACCCTGGTGACCGCGACCAGGGAGACGTACTGGTGCAGCGACTGCGAAGACGAGCACGAGCACGAGGACGCGCACCTGGAGTGCCGCCAGTGCCATGAGGTGGTGCGGCCGGGCATGACCGGGCCGGGCGTGAAGTACATCAGCGGGCAGGTCACGTGCACGCTCGACGGCGAGATCATCAGCGAGGAGCAGGCCAGGGCGCTCGCCGCGGAGTGGACGTTCCGTGGCTGACCCGAACGTCATCGCCGCCGCGCTGGCCGCGCAGGTCACCGAGTTCGCCGGCCTGCGGTCACTGGCCCAGGCCCGCGATTCAGTGAACCCGCCGTGCGCCGTGGTGCTGCCGGGCGCCAGCCCGTTCCTGTCCTACGGCGACACCATGGACGGCGCCCTGTCCATGCGCATGCAAATCCTCGTCCTGATCACCGATGCGGCCCCGCTGGAGATGAGCCAGCGGGCGCTGAACGCCTACCTGGGCATCGGCGAGAACCAGGACCAGTCCATCCCCAACGCCATCCAGATGGACCCCACCCTCGGCGGCACCGTGCACTGGTGCGTCCCGCTGACCGCGGACAGCTACGGGCGTATCGACTACGCGGGCGTTATCTACTTCGGGGCCAGGATCAACTGCTCGGTCGGTACGATTTAGTGCCGTTGCCCGCTGATCCGGCCGGGCTATAGTCGGAGCTGGACGTTGTAACACCTGCGGCCCGTCAGGGAGCCAGGTTCCTCTCCATCTGTGAGGAGCCTTCCCGTGACCACTCCCGCCGCCCCGCTGCCCGTCAGCTGGTACGTCGAGCACGTCGTCATCCCCGAGTACGCCGTTCCCGGTAAGCGCCTCGGCCGCCAGGTCCGGCACGACTCCCGTAACCGGCTCTACCCGCACGTCGCCCGCGGCCGGAAACTGACCAGCCAGCTGCATGCCCGGCGCATCGCCATCCTGGATCAGGGCGATGTCGGCAGCTGCACCGGGAACATGGCGGTCGGCGCCTGCGGTACGGACCCGCTGTTCGCCTCGGTCATCACCAGGACAGCGGCCGCGAACCTGGCCGAGCCGCTCGCGCTCGCGGTCTACTCCGGTGCCGAGACGCTGGACGGGGACGGCCCCTACCCGCCCCAGGACAACGGGTCTACCGGCCCGTCGGCTGCGCAGGTCCTCAAGAACATGGGCCTGATCAGCGGCTATACCCACTGCTTCTCCATGGCCGAGGTACTCGACGCGCTGGAGGACGGCCCGGTCGGCATCGGCTCCAACTGGTACGACTCAATGGACTCACCCGACTCATCGGGCCTGGTCGCCATCAGCAAGAACGCTTCGGTCCGCGGCGGCCACGAGTACCTGTGCCGCGGTAAGGACGTCGCGAAGCAGCTCGTCTACCTGGACAACTCGTGGGGGACCAGCTGGGGCGCGCAAGGCTCATTCGCCTACAGCTGGGCCACCCTGGAACGGCTGCTCGGCGAGCAGGGCGACGGCACCGTGCCCGCCCCGCTCAGCCAGCCCGCCCCGGTTCCTGTCCCGGTCCCGGTGCCCGTACCTACCCCGGTCCCGGTGCCCGGTGCCAACGCCGATGACGTGACCCTGGCGAACGCCGTCACCGGCTGGGCCTCGGCCCGCCACGCGGGCTCCAACGCGACCGCCGCCAAGGCCACCCGCACCTGGCTGCACGCCAAGGGATTCATGTGAGCCAGCCTGACACGGAGCTGCGGTTCTACCACGCTGACCTGACCCCGTGCGAGCACGGCCCCGGCGCGGGCGGCGCGGCGCAGGTCGGCATCGGCGGCCGGACCCACCTGATCCCGGCGCAGTGCGGCGCCCGGCAGGCCATCGCGTACTGGACCTGCACGCATCAGGTAGCGGCAGACCTGGTAACCGCGCAAGCGCCCGCGTACCTGGACGTGCCGTGATGGCCGCGCTGCCTCCCGGCGTCACCTTCGAGCTGGTCACGAACCCGTGGCCCGGCCGGGAACCCGCGCCGGACGGCAGTGTGCCCGCCACGCTGCCCGGGTTCCGTTACACGCCCGGCTGGTACCGGGACGTGATGACCGCGCAGCGGCAGTACCAGCTGGACGCGCTGCTGGCCATGCGCGTCCAGCTGCCGTCAGCCCGGATGATCGTCACGGGGATCTGATGCGCCGCTTCCAGGTCTACCGGCCCGCGCCGCCTGCCGGCTACCGGGAGCAGGGTGCCGCGAACGCGCCGGATGACGTGCAGTTCGAAGGCGTGGTGTGGAGCGACGGCCGCGTGACCGTGCGGTGGCTGACGCAGTTCCGGTCGACCTCGGTCTGGGACTCGCTCGCTGACCTGGAGGCGATCCACGGCCATCCCGAGTACGGCACTGTCTGGCGCTGGCTGGACGAAGCGGAGAAGCCGTGATTTACACCCCGGCCCGCCCACGTCTTGCCGCGCACGATCTGCGAGATGCAGGGCTGCGTGACATGGAACTTAGCCGGCTGCGGCCTTGCACAGGAGCCAGCCTTTCTTCGAACGCGAAGGGAGGTGGTGCCCAATGAAGATCCTGGTTGTCCATCCGGGACCTGATTTACCGGCTTCTCCGTGCATGACGTGCATGTAGGATGGGTGTTCGCACTCAAGGCTTTGGGGTGCGATGTACTCGAATACAATTTGAATGATCGCCTGATCTTCTACAACATGGCGCTGATCGACACCGGCACCGAGGACGAAGAGCACCACCCGATCGTCAAGTCGGCGATGACCCGGGACCAGGCGTGGCTCGCGGCCATGCAGGGACTGTCGCACGCCGTGCTGGACATGGAGCCGGACGTCATCCTGTTCATCTCGGCGTTCTTCGCGGGCGCGTCAACGCTGCGGCTACTGCGGAAGAGCAAGCTGAACCCCCGGGTCGTGATCCTGCATACGGAATGCCCGTACCAGGACCAGGAGCAGGTGATGCGCGGCGCGTTCGCCAGCCTGAACCTTCTCAACGACGAGGCCAGCCTGGAGCAGTTCAGCCGCCTGGGCCCGGCTGCCTACATGCCGCACGCCTACCGGCCGGACGTGCATTTCCCGCGGACCGGGCCGCGGGACCCGGAGCTGGCCAGCGACCTGGTGTTCATCGGCTCGGCGTTCGACTCGCGCAAGAAGTTCTTCGGCGCGATGGACCTGACCGGGATCGACGTGCTGATCGGCGGCGCGGACTGGGGATCGCTGGAGCCGGGCTCGCCGCTGGCGCCGTTCGTCGGGACCATCCAGGGCGCCCCGGACTGCGTGGACAACCCGCAGGCGGCCGGGCTGTACAGGCAGGCGAAAGCCGGGATCAACTTCTACCGCCGCGAGGCCGAGGAAGGTGCGATCCAGGGGGTCTCGATGGGACCGCGGGAAATCGAGATGGCGGCCTGCGGGCTGTTCTTCCTCCGCGACCCGCGCCCTGAATCCGATAAGGCGTTCCCGATGCTGCCCACGTTCAGCGGCCCGGAGGACGCCAGCGATCAGCTGCGGTGGTGGCTGTCTCGACCAGATGAACGAGAAGCCGCTGCCGGGAAAGCCAGGGCTGCTATAGCCGACCGGACATTCGAGAACAACGCCCGGCGATTCCTACGGCTTGCGGAGCGGCTTTAAGCCACACGCTTCCTTGCCTGGCGGTACTTCGCCGACCGGAGCGCGTCGCACTTCCGGCATACGCGGTCGCCCCGGCTATCGACCCTGGTGTTTTCCCTAGTGAACGCATGTCCGCTGTCGCAGTGAGTCTTCCGGGCGTTAAGCGTGGCCGGGGATTTACTCCGAGCCAGGTTCTCTGCCTTGGTAACGGCTTCCAGGTGTGCCGGATTAACGCAGCGCCTGTGCAGGCAGGTCTTGCCACCAGGACAGCTGGCGTCCCGGTTATGGCAGGTATGGTCTACTTCCTTACCTGCCGGTACGGGCCCTTTTTCCTGCTCGTAGGCATACTGGTGCGCTGGCACGGTTTTTCCGTGCTCGACCGAGAATTTCCCGTACCCGTCCGGGTGCAGGGCGGCTGTCCACGGCCAGCACTGGTCAGGGCCTCGTCGCTTGTACTTGATCCGGAAGCGCTCTGTAGCTGCGGCTGACCACCGCTTGTCTTCGGTGCGGGGCTTTAGCTGCCCGTGACGCCTAGCTTGCTGATAGTGAGCTGAGCAAAGGCCGCGAGCGCGAACGAGCTGCTTACATTTACGGCAGAGTCGTGGGCTCGTCACCTCCACAGCGTATCAGCGCTAGCACAACGTAAGGACCCTCCCGTAGGCTTGACGTTGCTTAGGCATCAACCAACGAGAGGGTCCCCTCATGCACAGCTTCAACGAAGTCATCGACGTGCACAAGGCAACGCAGTACCTTACGGGTGCTGAAACAAAACGCGCACAGACGGTAACGTACGTCCAGCAGTACGCTAGCGACATGCTCGCGGGGCGTTGGGGGCTCTCTCACCAGGGCCTTTTGTTCGGGCCACCCGACGAGCGGGGTGAGGGCAGGGGGCCGCTGCGTGACGGTGGACACCGGATGAAGGCTGTCGTTCTAGCGGCCCAGACCGATCCTGGCATCAAAGTCGAATTCCTAGTCACGATCGAGGACGAGCCCGACGAAATTGCCTTCGCCGGCATCGATGGCGGCCGGAACCGTACAACCTCTAACCTGCTGCAAATCAACGGCTACAAGCACTACACGCAGCTAGCTTCGATAGCCCGCAGGGTAGTTCTATGGGAGGCCGGCGCCCCTATATCGAACAAGTGGTCGCCGTCTAAGCTTGAGATCCTTTCGTGCATAGAACGTAATCCAGGAATCCAGGAAGACGCAGCTTACGCACACAACTGGGGAACACGAGTTCTACCGCCGGCGGCTGTAGGATTCTGTCGCTGGCTATTCCGGGTTATCGATGCTGACGACTGCTCGCAGTTCCTAGACGGGCTGCGGACTGGAGTGGCGCTGTCAGACCACTCTCCCGTACATGCGCTCAGAGAGCAGCTAGCAGACGGGCGCACCTGGAGCCGGTATCGCACTCGCACGGTGGAAGCCCGGATAGCGCTGACCATCACCTACTGGAACAAGTTCCGTAGTGGCGTCGAGAAAGTCCAGTTCAGCCGTCTGCCGAACCCGCTTACCGACGAGACGTTCCCCAGGCCGAAGTAGTAGCCTGGCGTATGACCGCGAGCGCGATGAAGGCATAGCTAAAACTTCATCGAGGGCCGGACGTTCGAGAACAGCGCCCGCTGGTTCCTCCAGCTGGCCGGACGGCTCTAGGAGGCTCCGTGGAAACAGACGAGATCCGGCACATCGCCGCCGAGGAAGCGATCGGCATCCTCGTGCGGCAGTCACCCGCCGCCATCACACCGCAGAAGATCATCGCGTTCGCCCGGCCGCTGGCCGCCTGGATCGCGGGCACGGCCACCTCAAGTCTCGCCGTAACAGCGGCGATCGACGGCACCCCCGCCGTCACTCACTCCCACCCCGCAGGAGGAATCCCCATGGCGCAGGTTGTTAACGCCACTGTCGACAACACCACCGTCACTCTCGTCGTCGCCACCGAGGACGACCACGGCAACGCCACCGCTGACTCCGTTCAGTGGGGCAACGACGACGCGGCCGGCGCGGTCGGCACCTACGCGGTGTCCGACGACACCAAGACGCTGACCATCACCCTGGCCCAGGCCGAGGGCACCGTCAACGTCACCGTGACCGACCCCACGTCCACGGGCGCGGACGGCAACCCGCTGTCCGGCGACGTCCAGGTCGTGGTCGGCCCCGGCGCCACCGAGCAGCTTCAGGTGGCTGCCACCGTCGCCTAGCGGTTACTGACCGCACATGGCCCTGGACGGGGCTGAGAGCCAATCTGAGGCCCTCAGCCCCGTTCCGGCTGTCCTGACGTGTTTCCGCCGCGTTCGGCATTTCGATGGCGTAGAAAGCCTAATTCGAAAATCCTGATTCGAACATCGAACACGGCGGATTCCGTTAGTCTTGCTAACGAGGTTTCACGTGAAACTATCTCAGGCGGCGGCAGGAAGCGCGACCGCGGGCGCTGGCGATCAGGGCGCCCAGCTCAGGTTCGGCAGGCTGTCGTCGGTCTTGCCCCCGGGCCCGTGCCGGGCCAGCCGCCCGGCTGCCGGGGAGTCGAACGCCTCCAGCACCAGGCTCGCCACCGTGGCCGTAACGACCCGGCCGTACCGGCTCAGGCTGACGACCCGGTAACCCCGGCTGTTGAGCTGCACCGCCAGCAGGCCCCCGGACGTAGCCGCGCGGGGCAGCGAGGCGACCCGTCCGCAGCAGGACACCTCGTAGAAGCCGGCGTACCCGCGGGCCGGGCGCCACTGCTCCTCGTGCTCGCTCATAGGCGTGACCCGTACCGTGCTGATTCGTAGACAGCGGCTGCGTTCGCGTCGCAGCCGCTCCAGCACGGGCCGGGCCACGGTGCCGCCCCGGATTGCCGGGGAAGCGAGACCCGCGGGCTCTGCGTCGCCCCAGGGCTTCGCGGGATTCCCCCAGGTTACCGCGTTCCGCGGGGGGGTTCATGAACTAGGCGCGCTAACCTGGCCTGGACGTTGCCGTGGCCCGTAGCTGCTCGCCGACAGTACGGACAGGAGCCGGCTCCCTTTCCCTTAGAGGAGCCTGCTTTGAGCCGTATTCACGGCCGTAACGGCGTCGCCTACGTCTCGGTGGACGGCCCCGGCGGCGCGAACCCCACCGCCTCCCCGATGGCGTTCCTGAGCGACTGGTCGATCAACTTCACCGTCGCCAAGGTCGACGTGACGGCGATGCTGGACAGCAACCTGATCTACGTCTCCGGCCTGCCCGACGCCTCCGGCGACTTCTCCGGGTTCTACGACACCGCGACCGCGCAGACCTACGTCGCCGCGGTCGATGGCCTGCCGCGGAACTTCTACCTGTACCCGTCGAACCTGGCCAGCCAGATGTCCCCGGTCCCGCAGTACTTCTTCGGCACGATCCTGCCCGACTACGCGCTGGCCGGCGGCGTGACCGCGGCCGTGTCGCTGAAGTCGACCTGGAACGCGGCGTCCAAGATCTCCCGGTACCCGGCGTACGGCCTGCCCGGTACCTGATTCCTGCCCGGGACGCGAGGCGCACCGCGTCCCGGGTACCGCCTTTACCCCGGCACGGCCCGCCCGCGGGAGCTGCCTCCGACGACATGCAGGAGGACAGCGCCATGGCGCAGGACGCAGGCATCGAGTTCGACTACGACGACCCGGCCACGTTCGACCGCGAGCTGGCCCGGCTCCAGGCCGAGACCGACGTACCGGAATCCGCGGACGGCCAGGTCGTCACGGGAACCGTCATCGGCACCACCGGAGACGAGTCCGCGGTCGAGTTCATGGGCAGGCGGTTCCGGATCGCCGACAAGATCGGCCTGATGCCGCTGCTCAAGTTCAGCGCGCACGCCGAGATGAAGACCACCGACCCCAAGGCCCTCGGCGCCATGTACGCCATGCTCCGCGACTGCATTCACCCGGGCACCCCGGGCTGCGGGGAGTGCAAGGACTGCAAGGCGGGCGACGAGGAGAAGTGCGCGTCCTACGACGCCGGGGACTGGCACGCGTTCGAGGATCACGCCATGACGACCAAGGCGGACGCCGAGGACCTGCTGGACGTCATCACCCACACGATGGAGCTGATCTCAGGGCGCCCTACCGGGCCGCCATCCGCCTCTTCCAGTGGACGGCGCGCCATCTCGGACAGGTCGACGGCACGCTCCTCCGGCAGACGCCGCGCGGGATCGAAGCGCTGACCGGCCGGCAGTGCTGCAACGTCGCCTACTCGCTCCTGGCCGAAGGCCGCACCGGGGACGAGCTGGAGAAGCTGCACGTCGCGCTCGGCATGATCGAGGACCCCGAAGAGCAGGCCCGGGAAGCGCTGCGGGCGCACCAGGCCGCGGCCGGCATCCGGTTCGAGGACCCGGCGGCTCCGGTCACGCCGCCGCGGACGGGTGAGTTCGACCGAGATGAGGAGTTCTGATGGCCGTCTTCGGTGACGTCCAGGTGGACGGGCGGGCCGTCGAGGAGCTGCTTACCGATCCCGCGGGCCCGGTCGGCCGCCTGCTCCAGGAACTGGCCGTGCAGGGCACCGTCATCGCCCGCGCCGCCGCCCCGGTGCGGAACACTGCCCGGGGATCGCGGGGCCGGGCGGGCCGCGGTTCCAGCGCGCTGCCCCCGGGCTACACCAAGGCGGGCGTGCGCACGCATGACGTCCGCGTGGGCCGGGCCGGGACGCTGTACGCCGGCGTGGACGCCCCGGCCGAGCCCGCGATCTACCTGGAGTACCCGGCCAGCCAGATGCACCGGAAGTACCCGTTCCTGACCGTCGCCCTGGACGCGCTGGAGCACCTGTAATGGCCGGCCGTGATCTCGGCAACGCGTTCATCAACATCCGCCCGAACGCCAGCGGGTTCGCGCCGCTGCTGGAAGCCCAGGTCAAGAAGGCCGCTGCCGGCGTCCAGGCCAGCGTCCGCATAGGGGCTGACGCCCGGCAGGTCGACGCGGCCATGGCCGGGCTCAAGACCCGCGTCCTGGCCATCAACGAGGTGCTCGGCAAGCTTCAGGCCAAGGTCACCACCAAGCAGGGCGAAGCGGCCATCGCCAAGCTGCAGGCCCGGCTGCTGGCGCTGGTCAACGCGGCCAGCCGGATTCCGGTAGACGCCGACACCAGGGCCATCGACGCCAAGATCACGGCCACGGAGAAGAAGCTCGCCGCGCTGCGGGCCGCGGCGGGAAACATGCGGGCCGACCTCGATACCAAGACGGCCGCTGCCTCGATCCTCACGCTGGAGAAGGAAGCAAGAACGCTGTCCGCGCAGCTGGGCGGCATGAAGTCGGAGATTGACATTGCCCAGGCAAGCGCCCGGCTTACCGAGATCCGGGGTCAGCTCGCCAGCCTGAGCGGCAACGCCGAAGCCATCCAGATCGTCGCTGACACCCGCAAGCTGGATTCTCAGATCGCCGCGGAGGAAGCCAAGGTCAAGACGCTCCGGCAGCAGCTGTCCAATGTCCAGGTCGACGCTGACACCAAGGCGGCGGCAGCCAAGATCGCCGCGCTGGAGAAGCAGTCCGCCGACCTGACCGAGAAGCTGGGCCACGTCACGTCCGATGTCGATACCAAGGCTATCAAGACCAAGTTCGCCGCGGTCGAGGCCCAGCTCACGGTTCTGCGCAGTAACGCCCAGGCGGTCAAGCTGGCCGCCGACAACAAGGCGGCCCTGGCGGCCATCGCCGCGGCTGAGGCCAAGGTCAGCGTACTGCGGCTCCAGCTCTCGGACATGACGGCTGACCTCGACGTCAGGGCCGCCGCGAGCAAGCTGCTCATGCTGGAGCAGGCCGCGACTGACATGGCAGCCAACCTGGAGCACCTGACCGCGGACGTCGACATCCGGGCCGCGAAAACCAGCCTCGCCGAGGTCATGGCGGAGATCCACGACCTGAGCAGGGACGCGGCCGTCGTCAAGCTGGCGGCCGACAACCGCGAGGCACTGGCATCCGTCCATGACGTAGAAACCCAGGTGGCAACGCTGCGCAATGAGGCCGAGAACATCAGGCTGAGAGCCAGCGACCAGGGACTGGCCGGCGCCAACGCGGAGCTGCTGAGCATCGAGGCGTCGATAGACACGCTGACCAGGAAATCTCCGGCCCTGGCGCACGCGCTCGGCCAGGTCGCCGAGGCCAGCGCGGCCACTACCAAGTCCGCGTTCTCCTGGGCGGTGCTGACCAGCCACGTCCAGCTGTTCGGCGGCATTCTCCAGGGCATCCTGCCGAAGCTGCTGTCCACCGTCACGGTCTGGCACCTGCTGCTCGACGGGTTCATCGAGTTCGCGGCCGTGCTGATCCCCGCCGCCATCGCCTGGGGCGCGTTCGCCGCCGCCGCGGTCAAGTCCAGCGAGGACATCTACAAGCGGCTGACCGCCGTCAACACGGAGATCAACGCGACCGGGCGGTCCGTGCCCCAGCTGAGCGGCAGCTTCGCCAGGCTGAGCGAGCAGGTGCGGCCCGAGGTCTACCAGCTGTTCGGCGAGGCGCTGGTGGAAGCCCAGCACAACACGGGCGGCTTCGCTTACGTCGCCAATGCCGCCGGGAAGTCCCTGGACCAGCTCGGCGCCCGGTTCGTGTACGCCACCACCCAGGGCAAGGGCGTCTCCGACTTCATGAAGGGCGCCGCGACCGACGCCGCCCAGTTCGGCACGCTGCTCGGCAACCTCGGCGGCATCTTCGGCAACCTGCTCAAGGCCATGCCCGGGATCGCCGAGCACCTGCTGGCCATCAGCGTCGCGGTGACCCACGCCATCGAGGTGTTCACCGCGGTGGCCGAGCCCGTGATCAACTTCGTGCTGCTGGTCCACGGCGTCGTCCTGTGGACCGGTATCGCCGCGACCGCGGTGCTGGCTTTCGTCGGCGTCATCGCCAAGATGGTCCAGGGGCTGCTCACCCTGGCCGAAGCCCAGACGCTCTCCGGGCTCGCCGCCATCAAGGATTTCGGCATCTACATTGCCAGCACGGCCATCAATATCGGCCGGTACGTCGCGGGGCTCTACGCGATAGCGGCCGGGAACGTGGCAGCTGGCGAATCCAGCGGCATCCTCGCCGCCGGGCTGACCGCGCTGTCGGACGTCCCGATCATCATCTGGGTCACGCTGGCCGCTGCGGCCATCGCTGGCCTGATCTACGCCTTTACCCGCGGTGACGCCGAAGTCAAGGCCTTCTCCGCCAGCGTCCAGAAAACCCTGTCTGCCGCGCCGGTCACCGGCATCCTGACCGCGACCGCCACGGCCCAGAAGCAGGCAGCCGATGCGGTCGCCAGCGCGCAGGCCAAGCTCGCAGACACGCAGAAGTACACCACGCTCTACAACCAGCGGGCCGGCGAATCGGTGACCCGGCTGACTGAGGCATACCAGCAGCAGACGCAGACGGTCAAGGACTACCAGGGCGCCCAGGCGCAGATCAACAGCCAGGCCCAGCTGGTCAGCGGCCGGGTCGGGGCGCTGTCCAGGCAGTACGGCGGCACTACCGCGGCGCTCGGCGCGCTCAACGCCGCCGGCATCACGGCCAGCCAGATCCTGGACACAAACGGCCAGCACTGGGCCGAGGCCCTGATCCAGGTCAATGCCACCACCCAGGCGTACCAGCTGATGGGCGCCCAGGCGGGGCAGCTCGGCAACGACCTGGACGTGCTCGGCCGGACCGAGACCACCCAGTACGCCGCGACCCAGAAACTGAACCAGGCGTGGACCCAGTTCATCGCCGACGTCACCGGCACCCAGGACTCGTTCGACACCGTGGCGCAGGGCTTCGAGACCCTCTCCACGCACAGCGGCGAGCTGAAGCTGTCCCTCGGCAAGCTGAAGACCGCCTATACCGACAACAAGGCGGCCATCGACGGGCTGACACCGCAGGGCATCGCGCTCAACCAGGCGTTCGGCCAGCAGGTCGTCAACATCGACAAGCTGATCTCCTCGCTGCGCACCGCTGGGCTCGGCAACGCCGAGTTCGTCTCCGGGGTCAAGGACGCCATCGCGCCGATGACCAAGTACGCGGCCGGAAGCCAGGAGGCCACTGCTCAGCTGGTCGCGCTGGCCGAGGAAGCGGGCTACACGGGCCCGGTCTCGATGCAGTCGCTGACCAAGTGGCTCGGCAATACCAAGAACGCCACGCAGCAGCTGAAGCAGATCACGAACGACGCCACCGTGCAGGAGGCGCTGCTCACCAACGCCATGACGGCCCAGGGCGACTACATGGCGAACACCCTGGTCAACGACATCAGCAACGCCATCCTCAAATACAGCGGCGTGGAGACCGCGGCCCGGAACTACGGCAACGCCATCGCCCAGTACGGCTCGCAGTCCGCTGAGGCGAAAAACAAGCAGGACATCCTGATCGACGGCATCGTCCGGTCCGGGGAGGCCGCGCACAAGACCACTGCCGAGATCGCGGCGATGATCACCAAGGTCACCGGTATCCCGGCCAAGAAGGCCATCGAGATCGTGATGCAGGGTCAGGGCAACTACACGATCCACGGCGCGATCATCGGCGCGAACGGGAAGGCGGTCCAGCAGGCGACGGGCCTGCACCCCACGACTCCCGCGGCGACCGGCGGCTACATCAACCTGGCCGGCCGGCTGATGCGGGCCGCGGGCGGCATGATCGACCTGGGCACCGGGCCGAAGGCTGATGACGTACCCGCGATGCTGTCCAAGGGCGAGTACGTCGTCCAGGCCGCCTCGGTATCCAGGTACGGCAAGTCGATGATGGACGCCATCAACGCGGGTAAGTACGCGGCCGGCGGCCCGGTCGGCGGCCAGCCGGCTAACAACGCAGCTGTGACTAGCGGCCAGCTTGCCGTGACGATGAGCGATCAGTTCCAGCAGCAGATGACCACCGCCATGGTCACCTCGATGCAAGCCAGCCTGAAAACGGCCGAAACCGCGGCGGCAGCGGCGGCAGCGGCGGCGGCAGCGGCAGGCGCTGGCGTGGCCGGCCCCGGCGGCGGTGCCCCGGCCGCGAACGCGGCGCTGGCCCGCAAGCTCAAGCCCGCCTGGGGCGGCGGCGCCGAATGGACGGCGTGGAACTACGTCGCGATGCGCGAATCCGGGTGGAACCAGTTCGCCCGCAACCCGTCCAGCGGGGCGTACGGCATCCCGCAGGCGCTGCCCCCGTCGAAGATGGGCGCAGCCGCGAACCCGCCGCAGTCCAACCCGTCCGCGCAGATCAGCTGGATGATCAGCTATATCGCCGGCCGGTACGGCGACCCGATCGGCGCGGCTGCCCATGAGCGGGCGAACAACTGGTACGCCCAGGGCGGGCTGATCCCCGGCGGCACGTACGACCGTGGCGGGTTCCTGCCGACCGGGCTGAGCCTGGCATTCAACGGCACCGGGAAGCCGGAGCCGGTCGGCCACCTCGCTCCCGGGCCCGGCGGGGCGCTGGCCGGCCTGTTCCACGGGCTGCTGGGCCAGGGCCTGAACAAGCTGCAGGGGTCAGTCTCGGACCTGTCGGGGTCGGTCAGCGGGCTGCTCGGCCAGCTCCAGTCAGCCGGCGGCCTGCCCGGCATCGTCGTCGGCGCCGGCACCCCGGCCGGAGCGGGCGGATTCGGCCTGACCCGCGGCGACCTCGGCCTGCCCGCCACCACCGACGACGGCAGCTCCAGCTCGGATTCCGGCGGGGACACGAGCGGCGACGACGGCACCGGTACCGGCACGAGCACCCCGGCGCCGGCCAAGAAGCCGGCCGCGAACTCGGTCCAGAAGCTGGCGGCTGCGCAGGTCAAGAAGCTGATGGGCGGCTACATCTGGCACAACTACCTGGCCCAGGCCAAGGAAGCCAACGTCACCCTCAACTACCTGATGGACCACACCTACGACGCGAAGCTGGGCCAGGTCGAGTCCCTGGACGGCCTGCTCGCCTCTGCGCAGAAACGGAAGAACAAGACGGCCGAGAAGGCCGCGGAGAAGCTGCTCTCCGCGCAGGGCGTGCACGTGTGGAAGATCCAGTCCTCGGTCAAGGGCAACGTCCCCCGCGACACCGCCCACAAGACGGTCGACAAGCTGATGAAGCAGTACATCTACAACAACAACATGACCTCGGCCGGGCAGGCCAACACGCTGCTCAAGCACTGGGGAGAGACAAAGTACGGCCCTGAGCTGTCCAAGATCAACCAGCTGGACAAGCTGCTCGCCAAGTACACCAAGGCAAAGGACGCCGCCGACGTCAAGGCCACCCAGGCCCTGCTCAAGTCCTACGGCGTGCACAACTTCAAGGTCATCGGCACCACGGCCGGGGGCGCGGGCTCCAGCTCGGGCAGCGGCGGGAGCAGCGGCGGGAGCAGCGGCGGGAGCGGCGGCGGTTCCGACAGCGGCGCAACCGGGACGCTGGCCCAGCTGCGGGCCACGCTGGGCACCCGGCAGGGCGATGAGGCCAGCGCCTACGCCAACCTGGTCGCGCATTACGCCCAGGCCCTGTCCGGCGCCAAGGCCGGCAGCTACATCGCGGCACACAAGGTGTCGATCTCGGGCGAGCTGGCCACCCTGGCCAAGCGGCAGGCGGCGGAGAAGGGCGGGTACAGCGCCCTGGGCGGCAAGGGCCTGACCGCGGCCGGGCTGTCGCACTTCGCGGCCCTGGTGCACGACGAGCAGGGCACCGCGGCGGACAAGTACCTCGACCAGGGCGAGGTCGCGCTGACCGGCTCGCTGAAGTACTGGCTGAACGCGCTGTCCCAGACGGCGGCGAAGAAAGTACCGGCCAAGGCCATGGGCGGCACCGTGATGGACCACGGCGGCTGGCTGTCGCCCGGGTGGAACCCGCCGATCTGGAACGGCACCGGGCGCCCCGAGCCGGTCGGGCCCGCGGCCACCAGCGGCAACGCCGAGATCGTGAAGGAACTCCGGGCGCTGCGCGGCCACGTCCGGGAGCAGACCGGCGTCATCGCCGCCAGCCCCGCGGCCACAGGGCGGCACGTCGCCTCCGCGGTCCAGGCCGGCGGCCCGGCCACGGCGCTCAGCATCCGCTACCCGAGGACGTGGAGCTGACGATGGCGGACTCTCTCGTTCTGGGCGGGCTCATTGAGGTGCTGGGTGCCGAAGGCGGCATCGTCTCGCAGATCCCGGCGTGCGCCGGCGCCACGTTCCAGCTGCTGTACGACGGCGGCATGGACCTGGGCGGGCCGCTGCCCACCAGTGATTTCGTGGCCAGTCTCATCCTTGATGGCGAACGTCCCTACGGCAGGCGTAGCAGTAACAGAACAGTTGTTCTAAACGTCAAGATCACGGCGCCGACGCAGCAGCTGCTCGCCGCCGCCCGGGAAGTGCTGGAGCAGGTCATCGACCAGGACCGCTGGGTGATGACCTGGACCCGCGACCCCGGTACCGCGGGCGTCGCGCTGCCGCTGCTGCTCGACTGCTTCCGGGCTCAGCCGTCCAAGCCGGTTTACGACCTGCTGACGGAAACCCGCGGCGTGATGCGGCTGCAGCTGACCATACCGGCGCTGCCGTACGGCCGGTCCGATGTGCAGCAGCAGATCGCGTTCGCCTCCCCGGTGCCGTCCGCGCCGCCGCCGCCGCCCGCCGCGGTCACCATCGACCAGTTCAGCACCATCGCCTCGCCGCAGGTGCAGCAGTCCTCGCAGTGCGTGATCGGCCCGAACACGGCCATGTGGGACCCGGACGACCCGCTGCGCGTCGGGGACCCGGGCGGCCAGCAGACCCCGTTCCTGTACGGCCCGGTGTCGCTCAACCCCGCCGTCAACCTGACCGGGCTGACCGCGATGCAGCTGTGGACCGGGTTCGGCACGCGGTACTACCACGCGCTGGACTACCACCACCGGATCGCCGGGGTGTCCTGCTCGGTCACCCTGACAGACAGCTCCGGCAACAACCTGTCGTTCAGCCGCCAGAACCTGGTCCTCCCGGTCAGCCCGGTCTGGTCCCAGCCGGTGTTCTCCCGGGTGGCCATCCCCATCCCGCAGGGCCAGAACGGCGACAACGGCACCCCGTTCAACTACGCAAGCGTGGCCTCCTACTCGCTGCTGCTCACCTCCAAGCAGCATCCGGTACCGCGGCTGTCCTGGGTGACCTGCTACCTCGACAACCTGTCGGCGGTGCCGCCGTCCCAGTCCGTGTCCCCGGTGACCCGCGGGTACGTCTACCAGCTCAACGGCCTGGTCGGCACGGCCCGCTCGCCGATGTCGCTGACCTTCCAGCAGCCTCCGACGGCCGGGACCCCGAGCACGCTCACCACGGCCGGCGCCGGGACCTACACCGTGCCCGCGGCCACGTCCTGGCTGGATGTGGCGGCCCTGGGCGCGGGCGGCGCGGGCGCGTCGATGTCCGCGGCGGGAGTCGGGGGCGGCGGGGGCGGCGGGGAGTACGCCGAGGAAACCAGCTTCCCGGCCAGCCCCGGCCAGGTCATCCCGTACACCATCGGGGCCGGCGGCACGTCCGGGGCGACCCCGGTGCCCGGCCAGTCGTCGGTCTTCGGCCCCGGGCCGGCCGGCTCGCTGCAGGTAGCCGCAGGCGGCGGCCAGTCCGCTGCGTTCGGCACGTCCTCGGGCGCGGCCGGCGGGTCCGGGTCGAACAACCAGGTGGAGCAGCCAGGCGGCACGGGACGGACGGCCTCGGGCGGCCTCGGCGGCGGCGGGGGTTCCTCGGCCGGCCCGTCCGCGCCGGGTAACAGCCCCACGGGCACGGCGTCCACCACGTTCACCAGCTCGGGTACGTGGCTGTGCCCGTCCGGGGTGAACCAGGTCTTCGCCGAGTGCTGGGGCGCCGGCGGCGGCGGCGGCTGCGGCGGGTCCTCGGGCACGGGCGGCGGCGGGGCCGGCGGGGAGTACCGGGCCTCGTTCATCCCGGTGACGCCGGGCAACACCTATACCTACACCGTCGGCGCGGCCGGCGCGGGCGGCGCGGGCTCGGGCAGCGGCGGCCAGAACGGCTCGGCCGGCTCCCTGTCCCGGTTCACGGGCGACAGCAGCAAGGTGGTCACGGCCCAGCCGGGCGGCGGCGGCCTGGGCAACCAGTGGTACCGCACGGGCGGCGGCTCCGGCGGGACCGGCGGGACGGGAACCACCAGTTTCGACGGCGGCGACGGCGGCTCGGCCTACCCGTACGCGGGCGGCGGCGGCTCCTCCGCGGGGACCAGCCGGGACGGCAACGTCGGTTCGAGCCCGAACGGGGGCACCGCGCCTCCCGGGGGCGGGGCCGGCGGTAACAGCTCGGGCTCGCACAGCGGCGCGGGCTCGGCCGGGTCAGCCCCGGGCGGCGGCGGCGGCGGCACGTACCTGTCCGGCTCCGCAGCGGGGGCCGGGGCCAAGGGCCAGGTCCGGCTGACCTTCCCGGCGGCCGGGGCTCCCACCAACGCGGGCGCGACCGCGCCTTCGGGCGGCGGGGCTGGCGGGGCCGGCGGCGCGACCGCGGGCTCGGCCGGGTCGGCGGGGTCGCAGCCGGGCGGCGGGGGCGGCGGCGCCAACTCGGCCGGGACCTCGCTGGCTGGCGGCGCCGGCGGGGCGGGCAAGCTCCTGGTCACCCCGTTCGCGTCGGCCGCGGTCAAGACGCTGATCGTGCACCGGCCGCCGCTGGGCGCGCTGAAGATGTTCCAGCCGCTGGTCTCGGTCGGAGCCGGGTCTGATACCCCCAACGGCGCGACCCAGTACACGATGCCCCAGCCCTTGAGCGGGGTAAACGCCGCTTTCGGCGGCACCTACACGATCTACCTGATCGCCAGCTCGTTCAGCGGGACCGGCAGCCGGACGGTCTTCATCACGGTCAGCCAGTACGAGTATAACGGCGGCCCGAGCTACGCGGTCTCCACGACGCCGGTTACGTTCACGCCCAGCCAGGTGTTCAACGGCATCTTGCAGGCAGGCGTCCTCACGTTGCCGATCAAGTCCCTGGCGGCCGACAATACAGCCGGTTACTACACCATTACTGTGACCGACAGTAACACGTCAGACCGTTATCTCGATTGCCTGTTCCTGGACACGATGGGAAGCACCGTCGTTGTCAATGAGAAGTCCGGATCTGGCTACCTGGCCTACTACATCGATGCCCCGGACCCGGACAAGGCGCTCGGCAGCGTGCTCGGCAGCTGGAACGGCCGCCCGAGTGCCATCTCCGTGATGGACGCCTGCGACGCCATCTCCGGCGGGCCCATGGTCATCGAGCCGGCTGAGGCCGACAACCAGCTTTTCGCGTACTGCGCCGATGGCGTCGCCCCTGCTATCGGCGTCACTTACTGGCCAAACTGGTTCTTCGACAGGAGTGCCTGATCATGCGCAAGGCACTGGCCCAGCTTGGCATCACGGCCGGAGCCGCGGCGGCCTGGCTCGCGCTCGGCCACATCGGGCTGCTCGCGATCCTGGTCTACGTCTGGGCCACCGCGATGATGGCCACCACCAGCACGGCCAAGGCCCGG